AAACTGCTCAATGGAGTCAAAGGCCACATTTAAGTAGGGTTTCATATTATAAAAATGTAATCTTGCCACCACTTGATGAATGTGCTTTTATTGAAGATAGGACTCATGGAATAATTCAGGATGACATTTTGCCTTATGATAGTTTTAGTGAAGAAGGATGGGAAAAACACAAACTTTGGATATATCATCCAGAAGGAAACATTAAAAGATCATACCATTTAGATGGTCGTAAAGGAACACGTAAATATACAAGCGATGATGAGATTAGGGGATACAAAGAATGACACTTGGAATTATTGCTAGATCTGATAATACTGGACTAGGAAATCAAACACGGGAATTAGTTGAAATGCTTAATCCCGAAAAAATATTGTTGATTGACTCACAACACTTTAATGGTAATGAACAACATCCAGAATGGTATAAAGATTATAATGTAATAACTACGACAAGAGGATTTCCAACAAAGCCAGAAGTAATAGAATTTTTAAGAGGTATAGATGTAGTCCTAAGTTGTGAAACTTTTTATAGACAAGATTTTTTACATTATGCTAAACGAAGAGGTATTAAAACAATATTACAATATAATTTTGAATTCTTACTTAATATGTCTGTTCCAGAAGCAGAACTTCCAGATGTCTTACTTGCCCCAAGTTTATGGAATATAGGTCAAATTGAAAAAATGGTTGATGGCAGATGTAAAGTAATTCACCTTCCACCTCCGACTGATTCAACCTTGTTTGAAAATGTTAGACAAAACAATATGTCAAAAGATCACAATAGATTGTTGCACGTTGGTGGAAAGTTTGCAGCAAAGGATAGAAATGGAACTGAAACTGTTTTACAAATGCTTAAATATTCAAAAGCAAATTATGAATTAGTAATTACAACACAAAAGTTTCCAGAACTAAATCTAAAAGATTCAAGAGTTACAGTTGATAATAGTAACCCAGAAAATAGGGAAGAACTTTATAATGGGTTTGATGCTATGCTTTTGCCAAGAAGGTATGCTGGCCTATGTCTTCCAATGAACGAAGCATTGATTAGTGGACTTCCAGTATTTATGACGGACATATCTCCAAATAATTTGTTGCTTCCTAAAGAATGGTTAGTAAAGTCTGAACACATTAATAGTTTTCAAGCAAAATCTTTAGTAGATGTTTATGATGGAAATCCAGAACATCTAGCAAGTATTGTTGATGAGTATATGGATAACAAAGATAAGCGTGAAATGAAAGATTCTGCATTACAAATAGGACTAAATCATTTTGCTAAAAATAATCTAAAGGATAAGTATTTAGATCTTATTGCTCATATGTAGATTTTTCTGAAAAGTTTGTAGTTAAATAATCTAACAAAAACATAAAAGAACTATCTGCGCTAGACAAGTAAGGAATTTGTTCTTGGTCCTGATTATATGATAGTGCAACTAACCCACCACTTTTGTGAACCTTGACATCTTTTACTGTTTCTCCGCCAATGTTAAATGTATTTCCATACTTTGATCTCCAAAGTGTTGAATAATTTTCTTCAAGAATAGTTATTAGTTTGCTTTTTTTCATTGGCATTGGCACGTGAATTTCATAACTAATAGGGTTTGGTATATCTCTTCTTTGTAGATAAGCGTATGTTTTTCCAAGTCTATTTAAATAAGTAGATCTTAATCCAAGATTATGATATTGATTTATTTGATCTTCAAGTAATCCATTGTTGTATATTTTTACTTCATTTATTTTATTTGTAATATAAAAGTCATCATTCATTAATATAAAATCTTCAGGTATTTCTTCAGAGGCACACGCAGCCCTAAGATTATTAAGTGCATTTTGATATTTATGTTGATCTTGTAATACTGAAATATAATTGCCAACATACCAGTCTGGTTTTCCACCAACTACCCAAATTTTCGGATCATTAGTATTTTTTACAACAGATCTAATTGAGTATCTAAGTTCTTCGTTTTCACCATCTTTACATATGTATACAAAATTCATAAATTCCCTTTATATAAAAAAATAGGGACAGAAATATCCATCCCTATTTATTAAGTATAATTACTTTACAGCCTTTTTAGCAACTTTCTTTTTTGCTGCTTTTTTAACTGGCTTGATATTCTTAAGCGCAACCTCTACATCTTTTGCAACTGCATCAAACTTTCCAAAAGATTTATCCTTTGGATTTGCTGCACGAAGTGCGACTGGAACTAAGGCTGCTACAAGTGCTGCCCACATATCTTTAGGATCTGTAATTCCAGCGGTATACAAAGCAATTACTGCTGCAAGAACTGAGCGACCATAACTTGAAAGCATTGCTTTTAGTTGTTCTTTATTCATTTAATCACCTCTTTCATATACCATTATAGCGTATATTGCTATAAATCTTTTTATTTTTGCTCAACTATAGGCTTGAGTTTTTCTAAAATAAACTTTAATTTTGCATCTGAGTATAAGTCTGCCAACTTTGGCTGTTCAATTTGTTGCTCACAATATAAGATAATATCATTAACAATAGCCATTGTTTCCTCAATATAATTAAAAGCCACGTCTCTAGAATCTGATAGAAACTTAATAAAGTTTTCTTGAGTTTCATCTGTTTCATTTTTAACTAAATCTAATTGATCTTTTAAAGTTTCAGAAAAAGCCTTTAATATTCTTTGATCAAGAACAAATTGTTTTAATAATGTTTTTAATGTATACACTTTATAGGACAAGGAAACAATAACGCACATGCTTAAAAATAATCCAGTAAACGTAATCAAATTAAAGAACTGCATCTAATAACTCATTTCTTTGTGCGTGTGTTGGCCAATAGTAATTGCATTTATCACAACATGGTTTATTATATGGACTACTAACTGCATACTGATAGTCAATATAAAAAATAGGATCTTTTTTGTATAGATTGGCCTTATGTGTTGTTGTAATACGCATTACTTTATTGTCATTAAGCCAGAACATTGGTGGGGTCTTTCCCCATCTACCCGAACATTTTTCTTTAAGATCATTAAGGTTGTTCTCATTGTTTATTGTTTTGATACCGCGAACCTTAGCCTCTTCTATCATGTGCTGTATATAAGACCACAGACCAGCCTCATAGCCCTTCCACATAAGCACTGCAGGGTGATTACGCCATGCCCCAGACGGTGACTCTCCTGACAACACCTTGAGTATTTGATACCCTTCAAGGATTTGTTTATTAAGTCTTTTATTGTCTAAGGATTTTGCGGTATATGAAATATTACTAGATGGAAGAAATGTTTGCATTAAACAACCTTAAGGGTATTGCAACGAGTACAGCCAACATATGTATTGCCAGTAAATGGACATGCTCCAGCATCTACAAGAACATGACCTTTAAATTTGCATACAATTTTTTTGATAATCATAATCCTAATTCTTTTCTTTTTTGTGTAGCAGAGATTGCTTCTATATCTTTATCTAAACCAACCTGCTCAATCTTATATCCAACATCACGTCCATACACTATGTTTGTTATGTTGGGCATTTTGATTACAAATGGAAAGTTTAAACTGGCATCTTTCCTAATATATCCATTAACTTCTTCATAAGAGAGCGGATCTTTTTCGCTAGTCCCTTGAGTATCCCTAACACCAAGCACCACCTGTTCTGTTCTTTTCTTTGCTTCAAAGTATAATGCATGATGACCCTCATGCCAAGGCTGGTAACGACCTAGCATTAGCGTTGTAGGGGCTTTCCAGTCTGGTAAATTATACTTATCTATAATATATTGTATCCTATCATCTGCTTCTATTGTACTGTCAAAAGACTCATCATAAAGAATGGGATCTTCCCAAAGTTTGTTTGTGTCTTCAAACCTTCCTTCTTTAATTCTATTCATCCAAATTAAAATATCTGGTTTACCAAAAGCATCTCTTGTTTTTTCGGTAGGGCAAATAAAATCTACAACCACAACCTGACCTTGCTCTGATAACATTTTTGCAATAGCACCAAGTCTACGAGCATTCTCTACTCTATCTTCTATAGAAAATCCTAAATCAGAGTTAATTGTTGACCTAACATAATCAGCATTAACATGAATAGCATTAATTCTAGAGGATAGTTTTGTTGCCAAAGTGGTTTTACCAGATCCAGGAATACCAATTATTTGTATAATCATTTTCCACCCGTCCTAACTAACATAACTATAGCCCCATTTTCTTCTAAGGCTTTTTTAACCCTTACCATATATTCTACAGCAAGTCTCTTATCTCTGTCAAATAACTTCATAAAACTTGTTTCGTCTGCTCTTACTGTAATAAAATGCTCATTATCAATAATATCTACACCAAATCCTTTTGGTGGGGCAATAGATCTAACGGCTCGCCTCATTGCGTCTGTATACATTTTACCTCATTGTCAGATTCTGCCATATTTCAGACCATTTAGACTTTGTCTTATGACTATTAAACTCTCTAGATATTTTACCTTTGTCTAAATAAATACCGCCCCAAATTCCATATTCTTTCTGTGATACACCTACAGCAAAACATGTTGCTGCGACTGGACACTTTAGGCAAACACTGTCAACACCATGACGAATATCTGGAGTTTCTTCATATTTATCAAAGAATAGATTTGTATCAAAGTCTTTACAAGCAGCACTTTCTTTCCATAAATGTTTATTCATGCTGTTTGTACTTATCTGGCATAGTCCAGCCGTTACGGTTTGCCACATATCTTTTTTGAATATTCCATTTATTATTTTTATATACTCCGTTTTTTTCAAAAGCAGCAGAATCTAATGGAGTTAGTTCAAGAACATCCCAACCATCCCAAGACAACTTGCTATTCATGGAAACAATTAATTCCATTTGTTTTAAATTATTTACAATCATTATTACTCCTTAGTATTGGAATGTTCCAAATTCAAAATCTTGCGCTTGTGCAAGTTTTGCTACATTTGATAGTGCCTGGTTTGGTTTTGATAAATAGGAAAAGTAATCAATCTCATGTAAATTTTCTTCGACCCATGTATAATGAACCTTGATAAACTTAACTTTGATTCCTCTAGCCTTTAGATTTCGTTCTGAAACATTGCAAAACTCAGAAGCAAAATCATTTACATTTGATGGTCCTAATGAATATACAATAAACTCATGATCAGTTTCTTTTAAACCAGACATCATTACACCCATAGAACGAAGGAAAACAGAATACTCATCGAACTCATTGGTTCCCTGTACTACGACCTTCATTTCTTTTTCCATTCTTTAGGTGATCTAGTATGTCTAACATCTTTGCTACTTCTTTATTGTCCATATTTGTAAAGTCAATTGGTTTTGCATTTTCCCTATCGACTTCGCCTTCTTCTACATTTGCTTGATAAAACACATTATTGTTTACCCAGTAAGCAGTTGGGCCAACAACTAAAACACGAAATGTATTTTTTTCTTTCAGTTTTGTAGTTTGAGATACACGTTTTATTTCTATACCTTCTGGCAAAAGGCTAGAAATAATATTGTGAATCCTAGTCTGACTATATTTAATTTTTGGTAAAACTTTTTTTTCTTGTTTCTTTACTGTATAAAGTATAGCCCAAATGCCATAAATTGTCAACAATAAAAGAACAATTTGATTCATGTATCTATTGTATCACTGTTGCGATAAAATTCTTTTGATTTCATTCAAAACTGTTTTATAGATATCGTCTAACCAAGAAATAGCATTTTCATCAAAAGCCTTTTCTGTTAGTCCAACATCTGGATTGTCTTCTAACAAATCAACTGTAATAAAACCCTGCTCCCATAAAAACATAACTTCACGATTTAACTGTGTTTGATGTATGTCAAATAAATCTGGATTAATATCTTTTAATTTGTCGGTAAAGTTATAAATGGCTTCACCCTCCTCATTTAAACCAACATACTCAATTGCACCTTGTTCAACTAAATCTATAAAAATAAGATCTTCTTCTTTCATATTAATTAAATCCTTTCTTTTGCCAAAAAAGTTTTTTATAACTATGAAGCATGGATGCTCTAACTTTAGATTTTTTATATGATTCAATTGCATCAAATTTTTCTTCTTTTGCAATCCAATCATTTCTTTTTATTGGAATAATCTGATACATTGGCGTTCCTTTAGGAATAATTCCAGCAAAACCTTTTTTTAAATAAAAAGGAAGATTTCCAACTTTAGAATGATTATACATATCAAAATCAACAATTCCAGATAAAGTATAAAAAGGTAAGTCAATATGATTTAATGGGTGAACAACAAGACCACTATACCCTTTTGGTAATGAAACTGCCCAGTGTCTTTCCCATGTAAACTCTATCTTATGAAAACTATCATCCATTGGAACATCTGAATGACTCCTTCTACTTATAAAAGGTTTTCCATTAATTGTTTTCATTAAAACATTATCATCTTTTACTTCTACTAAAATATCATGCCAAGTGCTTTGAATGTATCCACTAGAAAAAGAATCCAAGAATGGAATGCAAGATTTTAAATTTAAACCATTTTTATTTTTTATATCCTTGTACCATTTTGGAATAAAAAATTTTGCTGGTTTTGGAGATTCAATGTTTTTATATGCATATTCAGAACTTGGTAAAAAATTAATTTCCAATGTTTTAAATGTCATTGATTAGAGCCACCTTGTAATCTATTCTCAACAAGTCTTTCTCTTTCATCTAAGAAAGAGTAGGCATAGGCCATCATCTTTTCTTTTCCAACTGGGTCATTCATAATTTTATTGTAATGATGGCTACAAAACATTAGTTCGCCATTTACTCCAGTTACAGACACGTATGCCTGTGCTAGACAAGAATCACACCTATCTAAAGGTGTAAGAAGCCATTTGCGTTCAGCGGTTTGCTCAGTCATTCTATTCATATTATACCTTCTTATTGTCGGTGGAATAAAAACCCTTACTATTAAATTGTACACCAAATGAAGTGTATTGTCTAGTCAGGACACCGTTGCATTTTTCACAAAAATATTTAGGCTCATCTTCTAAGATAGATCTTTCTTTAGTGATGTTTATTGAACAACTATTACATAGGTATTCATATTTTGGCATAATTTAATCCTAAAGTGATGGTATTGTTATTTTTCGTTTAGGGCATTTAATAGATTTAATTGCTATTAATTCTTTTTCATCTACAGATAAAGACCATCTAACTTTAATAGATACCCAATTCATAATGTATTGACATTTATATTTTTCATTTGTTGGCATCCACTCAGCAGGGTCTCTGTCTGATTTAGAACGATTAGATGCTCCTGTTACAGCAATTAAATGTCGTGCATCTGTTTGATCATTTGCATATAGTTCACGCTTTTTATCATCCCATGCAGAGGCTCCAGAATCCCATGCTTCCGCTAATGGAACCATATGATCTACATCTAACTTTCCAGCGTCAGTTACTTTAACACTATCATAAATACTAAACCATTCTCCGCCTTTAATTACGCAACCTTTTTCAACAACTGGTTTAATAACTGCCTCTGAAAGAATAACTGCTTTTCTAGAGTCACACCCATCTCCAACTCCTACCCAATGTTTAAATTTAGTCCTTACATAGCCTGTACGTGATTCTGGGGTGACCTTCAGAACTTTAATAGCATCCTCTGTAGATTTATAGGAAACAGTGCTTAGTGTAGCAGCAGTGGCTGAATTGATAAAAATAAAACTAAATAATAATAAGGCTAAGACTTTTTTTGATTTCATTTTTTTCCTTTTATTTTAATTGGCTCTCCCGTAATTCTGTCTTTTCTATATCGTTCAGTACCATCTTTGTTTAAAGCAACGATATTTCCATCACGTAGAATCATGTGATTAAAACCAATTTTAGTCTTAGCCTTGAATGACATTACTTTGCTGCCTTCTTTGCTACCTTTTTTGCTGCTGGCGGTGCTAATTTTACTTCAAGTGGAGTTGCCTCTTCACCTTTATAAATTGGACGACCCCAACCAACAATAGTATTTACTAATTTTTTTCCATTGTCTTTTACATATGCCCGTGTTTTTTCAGCACACATTCCACCATTACGCTGATCTCCCTTAGCAGATCCAGCAGTATTTCCTTCAACAGTTTGAATGGTTCCGTCCCCATTGTTTTTAATGCATATTCCTACGTGTGAAATTCGGTTAACGCCATCTTCTGGGAAGTCAAAATAAATCCAGTCTCCAGGTGTTGGATCATCATTGCGAGCATCTGCCCATCGTTTATTTTTCTTAAACCAATCTGATGCTGCTACTGTTGAAGCAGACTTTGGATATTTCTTTGGATCTAGTCCTGATGTAAATGCAGACCAAGAAACAAAAGACTGGCACCAAGGAAGGAAATTTGCACCTGTCCATTTACCATACTTTGTTTCATTATCTTTTGGACCTTCAATAGTTCCAACTTCTTTTTTGGCAATTTCAATGATCGCTTCTACTGTGCCTTTTTCTGCCATTTTATTCTCCTTTGTTAGTGTGCAAAGACATGCTAATTAATTATATCATGTTGATATTAATTATTTTGAGCCTCTTGTAAGAATCGAACTTACGCATCCCGCTTACAAGGCGGGGGCACTGCCACTATGCTAAAGAGGCACTGTTTGATTTTTATTCTAATATTTTAAATACAACCTGACAAGGATCTCCGCCTTCATCCCATTCCTGTGCTTCTTCTGGTGTCATATAGGGGTCTCCATCATGTGTATTGCAAAATGGTGTTGTTATCCATCCCCGATCAATTCCATTATTAATCCATATATCAAATTCTAATTCGTTTGTTTTATCTATAGACATATTATATCCTTAAATGCTAACTGTATCAATTGGACCAAGACATGATGTAGAAAACTTAATGGCAGATGAAACCGCATTTATAGATCTTTTGCGAGCATCTTTTTGATTTTCTGTAGCGTGTAAATGTCCCAATGCATATTGCATTCCAGATCCCATTACTAAATAATCTCCAGTGTATTGTGTTAAAGACATATCTGCAGCACTATGTTCAAAAATCTTTCCTTTAACGCAAATGATCATTCCAAAATCAGAATCTTTTGATACATCTACCCACCACTCATTATAAAAATCACGAAGTTCTTTAATAAATTTAGTGTACATAAATTTTTCAATATTATTTCCAGTTGG